TCTAACTCGAGATCATCGATCTCGCAGTCTTTTTTCCATTGTTCTAAAACTTGTTCTAATGTAAGCATAATATATCCCGCGGGTAAAAAATAGGTCTTATTACCTATTATATCACAAATTCACAAAAAAGTAAACTACTATTAAGGTGCTGCTGTAGTAGATCCAGGTCCTACGTTAACTATAGTCATATAGTCAAATCTAAATGTAACATCTACTTGAGCATATGTAATGTCAGCATCTTGCACGTTAAAGTTAATAGATCCCAATTCAATAGGGAATGCATTATGGAATGTTACCATCTTATTTACATTGTTCTTGCTTGATAGAATATACACAAGAATGTCGTCAAACTTATCTGCAGAGTTTTCAGTTTTAACTGAGCGTTGTAACCAATCATGAATCTCAACATAGTTTTCCATATTCTCAGCAACTAACATTGTGATGTTTAATGGATCTACTCTTATTTTATCGCCAGGCACATTAAGATCGCCATGCGGTCTTGAAATAGTAACTTCACTGACTGACACTGCAGGCATAACGAAGTTCTGACAGAAATAAGACACGTTAGGTGCACGTGCAAAAACCATTCTAAAGCCGTCTGAGACTGCTAATGGATTCTTGTTTGAAGTAATTGTATTTGACATAATAGTATTTATACACCTCCAATAAAAAAGAGAGGGACCTTTCGATCCCTCTCAAATGCTTACTTACTTATTATAGTTATTATTCTATATTAATTAAGCGTTGTCCAATAGACCTGTAACCTTGAAGATACGGAAGTATTGGTTAGAACGGTTTAGACCTGTGTCATTGCCTGGAGCTGAACCAACGAATGGGTTAGCAACCATACCATAACGTGTCTTGAAACCAATCTTAGGTTGGAATGTACCTTGGTCAACTGCACGAACCATTGTTAATGGAACGTATGGGCAGTAGAACATACCAGCGTCGTATGGGTTTGTACCACGGTAGCCAACGTTGATGTAATCAACAGAAGCGTATGGGTCGATATAAACCTTGATACGGCCAAGTAATGTACCAGCAAATGTATTGCCAGTGTCATCAACTTGTAGGCTTGTGCTTAGAGCTGGAGCGTAATCAAGAACACCAGCAGCTGCAAGAGCAGTAGCAACATCTGAAGAACAGATGATGAAGTTACCCTTACCACGACGTGTTTCTTTAGCGATTTGGTTCGCTTCACGATCTAATTGAACTAATAGACCCTTGAACTTCTCAACTGACCAACGGCCGTCAGCATCAGTAACTAGGTTGAATGTACCTGCTGATGTGATGTTAGCTGTTTGAGCACCTAACTTAGCTTTAACGTTGATTGTACGAATAACTTCGCGGTTGATTTCAGCAAGAATTTCTGCAGAAAGGATGTTAGCCAATTCTGTTTCTGCGTCAAGACCGTGCACAGCCTTAAGGTCTTGTGCAAGTTCCATTGTGTACTCGGCCTTTAAAGCACGTGTACGAGCAGTTACAGTAGCTTTCTCGATTGAGAATGCCATTTGACCGAATGCGTTTGTAGATGAATCACCTAGTGCTTCACCTTCAGCTGTAGTCATACCAGCACCAACACCGAATGGGTCAGCAACAGTATCAGCAGCTGCAGTACCAGCTGTACCAGCACCACCAGCGTTAACAACAGAGTCAGTACCTGGTAATGAATCTGATGTACCACCGTGTGTACCGTTCTTAGGAGTACCAGTAGCGCCAGAGAATGAAGAGCTAGAGAAGTCTGTATCAGCTTCGTTGAATAACGCTTCTGTACCTGACTGTGATGTGTAACGTGACTTCATAGCGAAGATCAAGCCTGTTGGACCTGACATTGGCTGAACTGAAGCAACATCGTAAGCCATTAAGTTAGGCATTGAACGACGAACTAGAGAGATAAGGATTGGATCCCAGTTAGCTACACCAGAGCCAGTTGCGTTTGCTGGAGCTGCTTCGCTTAAGAAACCTTGTTGAGCGCGTTCTTCTTGAAGAGCTTTCTCTTGGTTCTCAAGCATAACTGCTGTAACAGCACGCTTGTATGGATCTTTAATTTCTGGGAGGTCAGCGTGGTTGATAACTTCAGCCCACTTTTGTTGTGCTTGTTCTGCTAAAAACATTTTATGTTTTCCTTTTTATTTCTTTGTACGGGAGATGGCGCTTAGGTAAGCTGCCATACGTGGTGATGTAATAGTTTCTTCAGTTAAAGAAGAATCTTCATCGTGAGACTTTGATTCTGTAACAGTTGTACCCTTAGAGAAGTGTGCTTCTTTTACGATTGAAACCTTCTTAGCGAAGTCTTCAGCATCTTCGTAATCGATACCTTCTACAAGTGCCTTTAGCTTGTCAGCCTCAGTTGTTACTAAACCTTCAGAAGCTTCTGCAACGATTTGAGCACGCTTTAGAGATTCTAACTCTTCTGCCAACTTAACTGATTTCTCAGTTGTAGCTGATAGTTGCTCTTCTAGTTCAGATACTTGACCTGCTAGATCGTCGATTAAATCTTCTTTGCCTTCTGGAACTTCAATGTAGTGCTCAACGAACACTTGTTGAAGTTGAGTCATGAAGCTTTCAGCGATTTCAGTACGTAGACCTGCTTCAACTGCTAGTTCATTTTCTTCCATCCATTGCTCAACAACGTAGTTTAGATAACCATCGATTTTCTCAACTAGTTCTGCGCGGATGCCTTCGACTTCCTCTGCTAAATCAGAGATGTACTTTTCCTCAAGCTTTTGCTTTTCTTCACTTAAGCGTGCAGAAAGTGCTGCCTCGAATAGTGTTGAAGCTTTCTCTTTGAATTCCTCAGAGAGATTAGCATCTGAACCAACTAAAGCTTCTAAATCGGCTTTAACTTGTTCTTCGCTAATAACTGCTTCTTTTTCTTCTACAACAATCACTTCTTCTGCTTCTTCAGTAAAGAGCTTTGCATAAAACGCTTGAAGGTCTTCCTTTTTCATGCCAGACAATTTGTCTACAGCTGCTGCAATGATGCCAGACTTTGTCTTAGGCTCAGCGGCTTTTGAAGTTGTTGCAAGATTTTTCTTCTTGTCATCTTCAAAATCAGCACCTTGGCCGAATGATGCACCCTTAGGGTCACCTTTCATACCAGGAGCTTGCGCTTCGTCTAGTGTGTCCTCAGAAACTTCAACTTTTTCATCGAGTTTCACATCATCAAGGAGCTGTTCAGATTGTTGCATGTCTTTTTCTTGTGACATTCAATCACTCCTTAGTGTTAAAGTTTAGAGAGGAAATGTTGGAAAACACGTACTTGAGCTTCAGCAAGCTGAGCCTTTGGAGTTCTCTTAATTTCAGTCTCAATCTTTTCAATTTCTTGAGGTTTTAGAATACCATTTTCATAAATCCACTCAACACCTTCCATGATTCCGTTAACGAAAGCACTTGGGGCTGAAGGATCTTGAACGATATCTACTGTAGCTAGTTGGAAGTCGCTTCCTACGAAACTTCTACCTTCACGCTGCTCAAGACTACCCATACCACGAGATGATACTCCCAGTTTTACACCACCTTCAAGCAAACCTTTTACGATTTGGCCCATAGGAGTGTCTAGGATCTTTGCCTTACCAATTACATGTGTACCTTCAAAACGAAGGTCTGTAATTAAGTGAGATACTTTGTCAAGGTTGATTGTTGGACCTTCTGGGTGGTTCAACTCACCAACTGCTCGACCTGTCTTTACCTGCTCTTCAATATATTTTTCAACAGCAGGCTTTAATACTTTAGATTCGTATGTACGACGATTTCTGTTTTCTTCGTCGGCCATCATGAAGATACCTTCGATAAACATTTCTTTTTTACCGTTTTGCTTGGATTCTGTAACTACAGAAATATCAGAATCCATTCTTTCTAAAATCAGTTTCATTCGTCGTTTCCTAATGATTCAATTGCATCAATTGCATCGTCGGCTGCTTCTAATGCAGCTTCTTTTGATTTAAAATGTTCTACCTGTAAACCATCAATACAGACAGCAAATGAGTCAGAGATCTTTTTAATCTCGACTTTATTGCCTTGACTAGTTCTATATTGTTCTAATATTTCGCTAGTGCTTGGTCTGAATTCCTTAAACTTCTTCAGTTCCATCTTCGTCTGATGTGTCCGTTGTAGTAACTTCTTCATCAGAGGTATTAACTTCTTCTGATGATTCACCACCATAAATGCT